TTCCGCCTATCACGTTCTGGGCGGCAATCAGTCTGACCGCGTGATGATTAAGCGCATTGCAAAGAACCGCCTCTTGGGCATTCGCCGCTGCCCCTGGAGGGTGAACGAGCCTGTCAATGTCAAGCCCGTGAAACTTGCAGCCAGCGGCTCCCTCTCAACAAACGAAGCTTAGGAGTACGAATATGAATTGGGACACAATCCAGCAGTTTATCCGCATCATTATGCAAGTGGTTGCGGGCATGCTTGTCAGCAAGGGCCTTATTACTGCCGAAATGGGCGTTACCCTCACGGGTGCCATTGTCTCGCTGGGCGGCATCGCCTGGTGGGTGTTCTGGCAGAAGGGCAAGGCTGCGGCCTAATGTCGGAAGGCGTAATAGTATTTGCTCTTATCGTGGCGGTCCTCATTGGTGTGGGGGCCGCTTCTTTTTTGGTGATGCGAACCCCGGCATTCTGGGGGGAGGTTGTCAGGGAACTGGCAACAAAGGCTTGGCCTCAGATTTTGGCTATCCTGTCCAAGCGCATGACCCCGCAAGAGGAAGCCGAATGGCGCAAGGCCGAACGGGCGGGCAGGGGCGATGAATGGCGCAGGAAGCGGCTGGGACTGCCCCCGAAGGGCTAGTAGTAGCGCAGGGATCGGGCGTAGATCAGGATGGCCTTTCTAGCCTCAGAAACGCCGCTTCCTCCAGCACCTCGGCGAGGATGAGGTCGACGGCGATTTCAGCTTCCCCAGTCCAGAACTTCCAATTGTCCTCAAAGCCGTTTGGATTGCTGATGGCCCTAGCCACCTTCTCCACCAGCGCGGCGCGGCGGTCAGAGGTCATCCTTCTTCTCCTCTGCGAGGGCTGCGTCGATGAATGCTTCAATGTCGCAGTTCCATACTGAACCACGCTTGATCTTCAACAGCGCCGCCCGCAGCCGTTCGATCTCGGCGGCAGCTTCGTGCATTTGCGGTACTTTGTGCGCCCGCAGCCTCTCCACAATGTCAGTCATCACGCGCCTCCTGCGGCAGGGGGAGGATGAGGGCGGCCATCTCGCGGATGCTGGCGCTGTCGTTTTCCGCAAGCTGGCTCATCCCCGGCCACGCATTGAGGGCTGCTGCGATGGCGGTAGCAATGTCCTGTTCTTCCGCCGTGTAACAATCTCTGGATGCGTAGTTGTAAGCCCATAAAGCCGCCTCCACCACCTCGCCCGGTATCTGTGCAGGGTCAATCATTGTTAGCCTCCAACATTCTACGAGCCTGAAAATTGCGGCAGTTGTCCGGCACAGCGCACCGTTCGTTAACCGCGCAGTCACACGCGAACAGCGCCAGCTTCGCCCGCAGACGCTTGATCTCGGCGGCTTGCCGTTTAAACGCATCGCCAAAGCTGGCGTTGTCCTCCCGCTGGATAGCTAGGGCGTCCCAGACATCATCCAGCTCGCGGTTCAGACGTTCGATCTCCCCAGCCGCCTCTCTCAACCCAATCGTCAGGTGCTGCGGCGCGTGCTGGTCCTCAAACTGCTGGGCCTGCCGGATCAGCCAGGCGGCAATCCCGCTCGGTTCATTTCCTAGCTGCGGGCCAGTTTTGTCACAGTGGTCTTCCCGCTCGGGGTTATTCATCACGGGCCTCCTATGGGTACACGTATTTCGGCACACTTTTTCAAAACAAGACTGACGTAAACGGGAACAAAAGGGGCCAATTGTGCCGTGTCTGTTCGCTAAATGGGCCGTTCCCGTTGCTTTTTCCACGTAATTTCCTCCCTAGACTTGGGCCGCTGGGTGTTTCACTTGCGGCCCTTTTTTATTGATATAATTGAACATTTTCATTTGCTGCCACTTGGGTTCACGGATTTCACACGCTTTCTGGAAAGTTCACGCATAAAGTCGTGAACGTCCGTCATCTCCAAGTGTCCATAACTTTCATCCACCACTTGCAGCTTTTTCCAGCCCCCGGCTTCCTTCAGCCGCTTGATACTGCCCCCGGCCTTCAGGAACCGCGCTGCAAAGGCGTGACGGCCCAATTCATGCCCGTCCCGGTATGGTAGCCCAGCGGCTTTGTGGGCGCGTCTGAGGGCCTTCCCAACGCCTTGGGTGGTGTTGTAGCCCCATCCCCCAGAAGGGTACTCCCAGCCCTCTGGAACGGGCGTGAGGCGCGGTTCTCCATTCTTGGTCCGTCCCGCAAGTGCGAAACCATCCCGCACATGCTCTGGCCGGATTGACAGCGCCTCGCCCGTCCGAAGGCCCGTGTAGGTCATCAAGGTTATGAGTGCGGCAAGCCCTTCCGGCAGATGCGGCAATAGGGCGTCAAGGTGCTTGTCATCGGCTGGGGTAATTTCCGGCTTCTGTTCATGGCGGCGGTCAATCATCGGTGCCGTGGCCCCCGGCAACCTTGCCTTAGCGGCAGCGCGCAGGATGGCAACAACTGGACCGTATACCTGACGGTTGAGCGTGGAAGCCTTGGCGTCCGGGTACAGAACCCGCGCGGCTTCATCAATCTCAATCTGTCCAATCTGTGGCAATGGTGTTTCCTTGAAGTGGTCAAGTAGCTGGGCCAAGAAGCGGCCCCCTTTTCCCTTGTTCAGGTAGACGGTGACGGCATCAGCGAATGTGGCGTCTTTGACTTGTCCGAGTCGGGCGGCGTCATAGACTTCCCGTTCGCGTTTGAGGCGGTAGCGTTCCGCTTGGCCCCGGTCAGCAGTTCCCGTGCTTTCAAATATGATGACCCCGCCAACCGTCCCACGGACGAACCAGTTCTTTGAGCGGGTGGGGTATTTCTTGATACGGAGCATGTGAGGTATCCAAGGAACGTCTGAACCTGTTCCGGTGTGAAGCCTATTCCCCGGCCCAGCTTGCAGCAACAGCCTGCTTCTTTGGCCTTGGCAATCAGGCGCTTGAGAGACGGGCGGCGATTGTCGGGAAACATCGCCTGGACTTCTTCGGGGCTGTAAAGTTTCATCTTTCGACTACCGTTCCATCCATGCGCTTTTTCCACTTGGACCGTTTGCCGCCCGGAAGCGGGTTGCGGCTGGCCTTGACGCCTATTGCTTTCTTCATCTGCCGATCTGCCTTGCGGATGATTTTAATCTCCCCGCGAGACTTGCCCGCGTGGCAATCAACGTGAGCCGGGAAAAGGTTTTCAGGATCGTTAGTGCCACCTAATGCCAAAGGTTTGCGGTGCTCAACTTCCCACGGCTCTCCGGGGGCAATCTTCCGAGAACACAGGTGGCATATGCCGCCCGCGTCTCGGAATACCTCTGCCCGCCGCTTGGGGGTTATGGTGATGCGCTTGGTCAACGAACCTCGGGAGCAAATGGGACAGAGTCATCGAGGTCAATCTGAGCACCTGGAAACACTTCCTTGGCCTTTGCCACAAACTGTTCCGGCCTCTCTGCTGTGCCGTCTTTGCGTTTGACTGACAGGCTGAAGAACTTCCCGTTGGCGTTCTCTTTCAGCCAACCTGACAGCCAATAGTCGTGGCCTTCTACGTTGATGCTGCCGCTAAAATCAGGATGAGTGTCCTTTTCCTTGCGTTTGTTGCGGCCAAGGATTCCTCGATTAGTGTTGTCGTAAGTGGTCATTATGCGGCCTCCTTTAATAAGATTGTGAAGTCAACGCCGAGTAGATTGCTAATGATGTGTAGAGCCCGCTCTTTCGCCTCCTGAAATGTCTTGCGCCCCATCGCGTCACGGCGCTGGCTGTCAGCCGTCCAGATCGTGACGGTCTTCCCGTCGATCGCTACAACGCTGTACTTGTCAAGCGACTTGGCCTTCGTTGCCAGCGTCATGGCTTCCGAGTTATTGGCGCAGACAATGCGCGTCTCAGAGCAGAACCCCGCCTTGATGAGCGCCCACTTGCGGAGGTGTTCAGGCGAGGGGAAGTCATCAGCCAAGTCTTCAGGTAAGTTCCTCCACGCCTCATTCACCACAGCGAAGAAGTGCCTATGGGATTCGCTTGATCTGTTTTCCGCCATCTGCCAGCCGTGGACTGCGCCAACGTCTAGCTTGACCCTTTTCGGGTGGAGACAGCGGAACAGCCCGTTGCCTTCGTAGAGAAGGGGGAATGTTTCGCTCATGCCGCCACCGATGCCTTAAGTTCGCTCTGGCGGTCATTGTACTCAACGCGCAGTTCGTCAAGAAAGTCAGGCGGCAGCGCGTCAATCGTCGTGACGTTGGACTGATACCAAGCCTTGAGCGTGGTGACGGACGCAGCCTGACGAATTTCCTTCACCAGCTTTGAAAACGTGTCGCGGCTTCCGGCCTTTGATGCGCCGGGGGTTCCGCTTGCTGCCAGCATGACGGGCGGCGGTGCGGGCTTGTCGTTCGCGGCGTTGGCGTCATCGTCCTCATCAGCGGCGATGTTGGCGACTGCGGCAAGATTATACCGCTTGCCGTATGTGATGGCGCTGCCCATCGTCTGCGGCTTGTCATAGGCAATCGGGAACCTGGATTCAATCCACTGGCCCGACTTGTGAATGAGCCGCGTGACAACGTGCAAGCCGCCTTCCGTGGCATCCGTGCCGTTGACCACGGCAATACCGTGCTTGGACAGGGCAGGGGTGACGGTATCCCTGATCTCGGCAAGGTCAGCGTACTTGCTCTTGAAGTGCGGGTTGACCTTGTTCAGCTTGGCGTTCTTCATTTCCGACTGAGCGGAAGCAAGTGCCGTGGCAAGCTGGTCAATGGCTTCAGATGTTCGCATGTGAATAATCCTTCGTGGGTTCGGTTTCGGGCGATATTGCCCACATCAAAGCGGCTTCAAATTCCGTGGCGTCCGGGTGTTCTGCGAGGTAGCGGTCAATGAACTCGTCCCGGTCTGCTTCAAGCCAGTCAGGGTCGTTTTCCATGATGCTCACCAGTTGATTGCTGCCAAGAAACCAATGCTAAATGCGATGAAGCCTGCGAGGGCTTTGACGGGTATGGTCCAAGTCATCACCACTGCCTTTCTATGCGGTTGATTGCATCCCAGATGGCGCGGGCTTCCGGCTCATCTCCATCAAATTGCTCCAGAAGGTTTTCCATCGCCGCCAGCTTGGTAATGCCAAACCCGCGCATGGTATTTTCGTTGTCATCGTGGTTGTCCATGCGGGCTTCCCAATCGGCGCTGCGGTCAGGGATGGGCGGGCAGATGTATGAAACAATGACGTTCATCTCAGCGCCCCATCTGCATGTCGCGGAGGTGGTCGCCACGGTCATCGCCATATTCGGCGTGGTCATTAATGATGCACTCACGCACCTTGTCGCCTAAGTCCTTCCAGTCGTATTCGAACGAACGCTGGATCAGCTTCCAGAGGTCAGGGTCAGATTTCTCGTCAACGCTGAACTCGTCGGTCCAGCGCGTTTGCTCAAACGTGACAGAGGTGATCTCCCAGTTGCGGGCGTCTTCGTAGTCAAGGTCAAGGGTTGCATCAAACTCAGCAACGAAGCCGCGCTTGATGGTGCCAAGGGCTGCGTCACGGCCAAGGTTGGAAACCAGTGTCAGGGTGTAGGGGATGTGAAGGGTTGGCATTGCGTGTCTCCCGATCTGCTATGGTTCACACGGTAGATGTTAACACGGCGCATGTCAACACAAAACGTGTTAGCAGTGGGCAAATTTTTTTGGCGGGTAGCCCTACCTTATTTTTCCGACGATTTTGACGCCTTCAATCATGGCCCTGAACCTCTCAATCAGTTTCTTAGCGTCATCTGGCGGTAAAGCTCGCAACTGAGCGTCAATCCCTGCAGATTGCGTTTCCTTGCCCAGCAATAACCATTCCGCCGTTGTTTTAAAAGCTTTTGCATAAATTTCTGCGCGTTCGGCATTGAACTCGTTTTGCCCGTTTTCGTGGGCAATATATGTAGATACACCCCAACCGTGTGTTTTTGCTGCTGAACTAGCGGAATGGTAGCCGCTGCTAATTCTGGCTTCGCGTAGCCTATCGCTCATTGTATTCATGCATCCCGCATACGCCGACAGTTAACATAAATAATGTTTGACGTATAACACGACCCATGTTAACACGGGGCATGTGTTCAGTTTCCACCATCTTCGAAACCCTTGGCGGTCCAACAAAAGTGGCCCGCATCTTGGGTGTTGGCTTTACGACTGCTTCAGAGATGAAGCGGCGCGGCTCCATTCCGGTCAAGTATTGGCCGAAGCTAGTGGAGGCTTGCGAAGCGAGCGGCGTTGATGGCGTCACCTACGAGCGGCTTGTGACGATGCACACAGAGGCCGCGCAATGAAACCCGCCCCGTTCCGTTGTTCCCCTAGATCATTTGGCAACGGCAAGCTCCTCCCTGGTGTCAGGGGCGGCAACTTGGCCCGCGTTACATGTAACGCTCTGTCCTCCCAGACGGGCCACTTTCTATTCAGTCTGAAGCAGCCGCAGAAGTTCGGCGCTCAGTTCACCAATGCTGGTCGGGGTTCTTCTCCGTCCTCCACCAGCGCGGGTGCGGCGTTTTATAGGCGGGCCTTGATGTCTGCCAAGTCGCGCCCGCACGTCATTCAAGTAAATCACGTTGCTCATAACGTTCTCCTTCCTTCCTTTACTTTACTCGGGGGGCATTCCGAGTTGCGGGAAAGGTGTTCCTAGCCATGAGAACAGCAGACCAAGTTCAGGACGAAATCAGCGCCTTGTTGCGTCACCTCGCTGACCCTGCCGTTGCGGGGGAGTCAGTAAAAGCGTGCATCCGCCGTGCCGCAACGCGGGCGGGCCTTACCTACGGCCAGACAAAAAAACTCTGGTATCGGGAAACCAAAAACATTCCGGCCTTCTTGGCGGATGAATTGCGCGAAAGAGCAACACGGCATGACAGAGAATTACGGCGGGCCGCTTTCCACGCTCTGGTCGAAATGCAGCAGAGTGACCCGGAGTTTTTTAGCGATGCTCTTAAAGCGTTGGGCGACATTGTGTTGCCGATCTGTTGTCCCAATGATCCGGCTCGCAAGAAGGCTTGAGGCCAATGAGTAAAACGCGGCTGACCCTCACAGCATTGCCGCCTAGCGTCAACGCGATATGGCGTCACACGCGCGGCGGCAAGATGTACCGTACCGCAGAGTACATGACCTTCTTGCGCGGCGAGGAATGGAACCTCGCACCGCAACTCAAGGGCCAGCACAAGTTCACAGGCCCCGTTTTTCTCACCATTGCGATGAAGCGCCCTCGCGCCAATTCCGACCTCGACAATCGCGCCAAGGGCCTCCTGGACCTTCTTCAGCATGTGCAGGCCATAGACAACGACAAGAACGTGATGGGCCTGAACCTGTACTGGTCAGCCGACCTTCCGGCAGGCGTGGCCGCTGAGATTACCATTGTGCAGGCAGACGCTTTGGAGAACGCAGCCTAATGAATGCCCCAGCCTTTGATTGGACCGAAGCCCGCATTGAGGAAATGCTAACAATGTGGCGCACTGGTTACACCACATACCAAATGGCCGCTCACTTCGGTGTCAGCCGCAACACCATCTGCGGCAAGCTTCACCGCGTCAAGATTGCTCGCGGCATCCTGGAAGCAAAGCCCCGCATTCGCAAGCCATCCAAAACAGACGAACCACGCAAGGCGAGGAAGATGACGCTGCCCGCCCGCGCCGGGTTTGTGCTTGCCAAGTTGCCCGTGACTTCCGTTTCCGCTCCTGACGAAGGGCAGTTGGCTTCAATAATTGACGTCACAGGCTGCAAGTGGCCCGTGAAAGACGATGAGGCTTATGTGGGCGGTGTGGCCTTCTGCAATCACGGCACTCTGGATGGAAGTTCTTATTGCCCCTACCACAAGGCGGAAAGCGTGGCGTCCTACAGCCGCACACTCATCAGCAAGACCGTCCGTTCTGCGTGGCATGTCTACAACAGGAGGGTCGCAGCATGAGGGCAACGGCGGCAATTCTCACGCTGAAAGACGCCACTGCGTTCGGGCATTCTATGGAGCAGATACTCCAAGCGGTTACAAAGACAACGCGGATTGGGCGACTAGACATCATGAGCGCACACCGCGCCGCAAACATCATGGAAGCGCGGCATATCTTCTATTGGTGCGCCCGCTATTTCACGGCCCGCTCTTACCCTGAGATTGGCCGTTTTATCAAGCGTGACCACTGCACAATTATGCACGGCGTTCGGAAGCTGGACCGTGACCTGTCGCGCGTGTGGCCGAAGATCAAGGCCATTGCTGCTGAACTTGGCGAAACGATTGACGAAAGGATGGCAGCATGAGCGGCGCGGCGTTCGGCTTCATACTTGCCTACGCCTTTTTCTTCGCCATTGGCCTCGCGTACTTTGCGGGCATCTGTAACAGAAATATTTGAATTTGGTTGAGTCACGTTGGCGCGTTCTGACGGTTTCAGAGGTATAATCTTCGCATGAGTTATTCGGCAATGGCCTGGGCGCGCGGCATCAAGACGGGATCGGCAACGGTCAAGTCTGTTCTGCTGGCTGTTGCTAACTATGCTGATGAGGAAGGCATTTGCTGGCCTTCCCAGGAGCAGCTTGCCGACGATACGGAACTGTCTCGCCATAGCATCATGCGCGCCCTCGACCAGTTGGAAGAGATGGACTTGATTACCCGTGAGCGGCGGCACCGGAAAGACGGGTCAAGGTCATCTGATTTGATCATTCTCGACCTAAGTCGCACTGAGCAACGTAGCTCCCAGCAACGTAGCACACAGCAACAACCTAAGTCGCACAGTGCTACAGCAGAACCTATCATAGAACCTTCACTTAGTAGGAATAGCGCGCAACGCGTTAAGCGGGATAGCGACGAAGACGAAGCCGTTAAGGTTTGGAACGACCTCGCAAGCGACCTTTCACTGCCCAAAGTCCAGCGGATGACCGAAACGCGGCGGCGGAAGCTGGCTGCACGGTTGCGGGAATGTGGCGGCTTGGAGGGCTGGCACGTTGCAATGGCGAAAATCCGGGGAAGCCCGCTGTGTCGTGGGGAGGTTGGTGCGTGGCGTGCTGACTTCGACTTCGTGCTTCAGGAATCAAGTTTCGTAAAGCTCATGGAAGGCAAATACGATGACAAATCACCCGGACGACATGCATCCCCTGGCACCGCCTCCGCTGCCGATAACAACCGTCAAGCGAACCGGGAACGTCTACGAGCTATCGTTGAGGAAGCCGAACGCCGAGAAAATGAGGACGGCGGTGACGGTTTACGAGACACTGATGCGCGCGCGGCCTGATTACGGCAAGGAATCGACCGAGTATGCCGTTGGCCTCACGGAAACGCTATCATACCTCACCGATGAAGAACTTGCGTGGATTGCCAACCCGCGTGAAGGGTTAGCCACGGTATGCAAATTCCTTCCAACAGCGGCGGATGTTCACGACTTCTTGCGCGCAAAACGTGCCAGAGAAGCAGAGTACAAGCCTGCCCACACAGCCTATCGCCGCCTGAACGAAGACAGCGGGCCGTGGGAAAAGGAAACCGATTACGAGCGCAAGGCCCGCGTGGTGAGGGAACTGCTGGGTTACAACCCATCGCACAAGGCGCAGCAGATTGAACCGAAGCGCGATCTTGTGCCGCCCACGGCTGAAGACTTGCGGAACCTCAAGCTCAAAACCCCTCCCGGCCCGATCTCACGCCAGTTGCGCGAAAAGTTAGAGGCCGAAGGCTGGCCGTTCATTCCCAGCGAGGAACAAAGAGCATGAACGAGGTGACATTCTCCCCCTTCAACAGCTTTGACTACCTCAACACAGTAGAACTTTGCCACGCCTACATCCGGGTGGTTGGCGATGATTTTCAGAAGCTTACCGAAAAATACGATGACGCGCTCCAGCGGATCAACGACCTCCAAGCCGAGATTGAAGCCCTGAAAATCATTTGCCGGGACGCAAGCTAAATGTGGATAATTATGCGCACTGACTTTCGGAAAGAGCCCTACGTTGTTTCCCAAATTGGGAACATGGGCTTTCCGGCATGGCATCCGGTCCAGGTTATAGCCTGCCGCCCCGCAGTGGCCCGCCGTGTCACAGCAAAGGCGCAGCTACGGGCTTACCGTGAGATAGCGATATTACCCCGCCGTGTGTTCGCATGCCTGCCAGTGGCCTCCGTAGACGATCTACAGGGCATTCGGCATTTGGTAGGCGTCGAGTTTGACGGCGACATGCGGCCAGTGGTCATCCCTGACAGCCAAATCTCCGCATTCCGTGCGGTGATTGATGCGGAGAATAGGGCGGCACTGGCGCTATCACAAAGTGCTAGCAGAAAGCAAAAGGCAAAATGGCGCGACCTCCGAGAGGCGTTGCTGGAAATGGTTGACCAAGCCAAAGCGCAGTTGGAGCAGGCGGCGTGACCATCCACTATCACGGCACGCCGCTGAGCCCCCGTGACCAGTTGTGGCTCATGGCTGGCAAAAACTTCTGCGTTTCCTACGCCAATCCCGCAGATGCGGATATTTGCCTGCGGATCGGCCAAAGCGTGATGTGGGACAACGGCGCGTTCAGCCTGTTCACCAAGGGCAAGGCCGTGGATTGGACCAGATACTATCGCTGGCTTGAAAGCCGCCTTGGTCATCCTCATTGGGCAGTTATCCCTGACGTTATTGATGGTGATGTGCAAGACAACGCCCAGCTGGTGAAGGAGTGGCCGCACCGGAAAGAACTTGGCGCACCTGTGTGGCATATGGCGGAACCGCTCGAAACCCTTTTGGACTTCGCGCAGGAGTTTCCCAAGGTCTGCTTCGGTTCATCCGGTGCCTATTGGCAAGTTGGTTCTGAGCCGTGGTGCCGCCGTTGCGATGAGGCATTCAACGAACTTGGACGCCGGGGGCCAATCCCGTGGATACACATGCTCAGGGGCATGGCCGTGGCAGGGAAAAGATGGCCGTTCGCTAGCGTGGACAGCGTGAACGTAGCGCGAAATTACAAAGATACGGACTCATGCCCTGAAGCAATGGCCCGTGTCATCGACGCAGTGCAGTGTCCAATTAAATGGAAAACACAACCCGAACAGATGGAACTCATCGCATGAGAATTGCAATCTTCCTCGCCTATCTCGCAACCATCCCGTTGGCTAACTGGCTTATCGGAAATGTCGGGACGTTCTGCGTTCCCAACGGCCCGTGCCTCATCCCTGTAGGGTTTGGTTTGTCTGCCCCGTCAGGTGTTCTGATGATTGGTGCGGCGCTGGTGCTTCGTGATGCGGTGCAGCAGTTGCTGGGCATCCGGTGGGCATTTGCGGCCATTGCAGTGGGAGTGGTGCTGTCAATCCTGGTTGCCCCCCCTGCGCTTGTGGTCGCTTCGGCAGTGGCGTTCGGTATCGCTGAATTGTTGGACCTCGCGGTTTATACCCCGCTGCGAAAGCGTCACTTGCCGCTGGCCGTGTTGGCATCGGGCGTGGTGGGCGCTGTGGCTGACTCAGCGGCGTTCTTGTGGCTGGCTTTTGGTTCGCTGGAGTTCATGGGCGGGCAGCTTCTGGGCAAACTGTGGATGACGCTGGTAGTTGCAACAGTGCTCTGGTTAATCTGCCATAAAAAAGTTACAATTAACCCCGATATTGCACGATGACGAACTGCATATGCCGCTCAAGAGGGTTCGCCCCGTGGCTGTAACCGCTGCACCCGTTGCGGCGTGTTGAGAAGAATTGCCTGAAATTCAGTTTGGGTGACGGCGGTTATCTGGTGATGCCGCAGAATCCAAGGCCGCTGCACCAGACGGCTAACTTGGCACCCGATTAAGTTCCCCTGCGCTTCCTCAATCCCAACGTCCTCCCGACTGCACCCGTCCTAGGGGCTGAATCGCGCAGGGGATACCTACCATCAGGTGTTTGTCCGAGCCTGTGCCACTTGGCGCGTCCTAGACGCATCGGACTCCAGTTCACAGAAATTCCAGCCCACGCCACTGCCACCCCTCCCGGTTCAGCGTCAGAGCAGATCGCGCCGTGCGGCTGGAACCCTACTTGATTGGCGGAAGACCGTGGGCGACTGCGGCACATGCCAGAGCAATGTACTGAGGAATACGAACAGACCCGTCTAGGTAACGGTCCAGCGTTGAACGGGCGATACCCAATGCGGAAGCCGCCCCCACCTTGTTGAGGTGAAGGCGCTCCATCCAGGCTTCAAGAGAAGCGGGGGTCAAACGCCGACCTCACGGACAGCGGCCTCAATCTCGGCCTTGGGTGCCATAATGGTCTGCCCGCGAACCTCAAACCCCGCTGCCGCATAGGCTGCAACGATGTTGTTGATATGACGCTGGGCGTCAATGCCGCGACGGACAAACACCACGTTCCCGAACTTGTCCTGAATGGTCATTTCATCTGCGCCGATCATTGTCGTTCTCCGTTGTTGGTGACTTCTATATGAGGCCACAACGTAGCGATTGCAACAACAATCCGTACGAAATGTAACATCGCTGCAAAAAGCAATAATATTGCGCGGGAACCCCATCACAAGCAAAGAGGCCAGCATGAGCGACCAAGCCAATGAGGCAGTCGCGGGTGAAGTGACAAACACGCGCGGCAGACCGTCCACATATGACCCAGCATTCTGTGACCGTGTGGTTGCTCTTGGGGCTGAAGGCAAATCACCAGAGCAAATCTCAGCGGCCATAGATGTACCGCGCACGACGATGCTGCGTTGGGCTGATGAATTTCCTGAATTTCGGACAGCACTCACGCGCGCAAAGGAACTGGAACAGGATTGGTGGGAAACCATCGGGCAGACGGCGTTATTCGCTGACAAGTTCCAAGCGTCCGTATGGGCCAAATCCATGCAGGCTCGTTTCCGTGAGAAGTACACCGAAAAGGTTGTTCAGGAGCAGACAGGTCCGAACGGTGGTCCGCAGCGGTTTGTTTTTGAGCGCGAAATTGTTGACCACAAGAATACCGATTAAGACCGCGCCTGTCTTCAAGCCGCTTCTGAAGCCAGCCCGGTATCGTGGGGCTTTCGGCGGTCGAGGAAGTGGTAAGTCACATTTCTTCGCTGGCCTGCTGGTTGAAGAAGCCGCACGGAACCCAGGCATGCGCGCCGTGTGTATCCGCGAGGTGCAGAAGTCGCTGAAAGAATCGGCTAAACGCTTGATTGAGGACAAACTGCGCGAATACGGTCTGGGCGAGGCTCATGGGTTCCGCGTTCTCGTTGACCGCATCGAAACGCCAGGCGGCGGCCTTATCGGCTTCCAAGGCATGCAGGACCACACGGCAGAAAGCGTCAAGTCTCTCGAAAACTACAGAGTGGCATGGGTTGAGGAAGCGCAGACACTTTCGACTCGGAGCTTGGGCCTTCTTCGTCCTACCATTCGCGCGGAAAACTCGGAACTGTGGTTTAGCTTTAATCCGACGAGGAAGTCAGACCCGGTAGACCAGATGCTGCGAGGGGCAGAATTGCCCACGAATGCCACGGTAGTTCAGGCCAACTGGTCAGACAATCCGTGGTTCCCAAGCGTCCTTGAGCAAGAGCGCCAGGACTGCCTCAGAAGCCAGCCTGACCAGTATCCGCATATCTGGGAGGGCGACTACGCCACGGTGCTGACGGGCGCTTACTACGCCAAGCACTTGGCAGAGGCCAGAGCGCAGGGCCGGATCGGCAAGGTAGCAGCTGACCCACTCATGCAGATTAGAGCATTCTGGGACATAGGCTTCAATGATAGCACAGCCATCTGGGTCGCTCAGTTCGTTGGACGCGAAGTCCGTGTCCTCGACTACTACGAAGCGCAAGGGCAACCGCTCGCGGCCCACTTGGTATGGCTGCGAGATCGGTGGAGTAACTGTCTATGTGTACTCCCCCATGACGGTGCCCAGCATAGCAACGTTACTGGAATGCGCTTCGCAGATCATATCCGCCAAGCTGGCTTCAAAGCTGAAACAGTAGACAACCAGGGTAAGGGCGCTGCGATGAAGCGCATTGAGGCTGCAAGACGCCTCTTCCCGAGCATCTGGTTCAACGAAGACACAACGCGGGCTGGCTTGGACGCTATCGGCTGGTATCACGAAAAGCGCGACGAGGCCCGCAACATTGGCTTGGGGCCTGACCACGATTGGTCATCGCACGCCGCAGACGCATTTGGCCTGATGGCCGTGGCCTACGAAGCCCCGAGAGAGAAGGCCAAGCCCCGTGAGCGTGTAATGGTTGGCAACGGCGGGTGGATGTCGTGATTATTGCTTACGGCATAGACGGCGATAAATACAAGTTCAGGCTGGGCGTCAAATCTGACGGACCCGACAAACTATTGAAAATGCCACCACTCACTGCCCCGCTTGCGTGGCCCCCGGTTGAAGACATTAAACGCGCCATGCCGCACCTGTCGGAAGCCAAAAACGGGCAATGGTGCTGGCACGAACTCCCGCTGAGATAGCGGCACGATTGGAGGCCCAATGGCTTCGGAAGACGATACCCTGAAGAAGGAAATTGAGGAATTTGAAGAGGCTTATGATGCGGAGTCTGAAAACCGCAACACAGCCTTGGAAGACCTCAAGTTCGCCCGTCTGTCCGAGCAGTGGCCTGAGCAGATCAGGAAGCAGCGCGAGGTCGATGGCCGTCCGATCCTGACGATTAACAAGATGCCTGCGTTCATTCGCCAGGTGGTCAACGACAGCCGTCAGAACCGCCCGCAGATCAAGGTGAAGCCCGTCGATGACAAGGCTGATATTGACACGGCGAACGTGCTGGAAGGTCTTATCCGCAATATCGAGCGCACTTCCAAGGCCGATGTCGCTTATGATACGGCGGTTGACTACGCGGTTTCGATGGGCTGGGGTTACATCCGGGTCAATATCGACTATGAGTACGACGATACGTTTGACAAATGCCTCAAGATTGAACGTATCGCTAACCCCTTCAGCGTCTACGGTGATCCGTATTCGACAAGCATGGACGGCTCCGATTGGAACCGATGCTGGATCACGGAACTGAAGTCCAAGGAAGAGTTCAAGGCCAAGTGGAAGAACGCTGACCCTGTGGACTGGGAAAGCCTTGGCTATGACAACCTCAAGGCCCCTTGGCGTGACAGCGACGATATTCTGGTCTGCGAAAGCTGGCACCGCGAGGAAACCCAGCGCGAGATTTATCAGCTTTCGTCGGGCGAGATTGTCGGCAAGCAGGAATACGAAGCAGGCCGCGACATTTTCGAGATGGCAGGCATTGTGCCTGTGAATAGCCGCACGACCAAGGCTTACAAGATTACGCAGCGCATCATGACGGGCGCGGAGATTCTGGAAGAGAACGAGTGGCTGGGCCAGTACTTGCCCATCATTCCGGTGTACGGTGAGGAACTCAATGTCGAGGGTCGCCGCTATTTCCGCAGTCTTATCCATAATGCTAAAGACGCACAGCGGATGTTCAACTATTGGCGCACGACCGCCACGGAACTCGTCGCTCTAGCACCCCGCGTCCCGTACATCGGTGAGGAAGGCGCTTTTGACGCTGACCCGAACTGGCTGACGGCGAACTCTCAGAACCACGCTTTCCTTCAGTACGCTCGCGGGACCAATTCGCCCCAACGGCAGCCTCTTGACAGCGGTGGCGCTGCGGGTGCCATGTCTGAAGCCCTTGCGGCGTCTGACGATATGAAGTCGATTATCGGCATGTACGATGCCTCATTGGGGCAGCGCAGCAACGAAACCTCGGGCAGGGCTATCATGGCCCGACAGCGTGAGGGTGACGTCAACACCTTCCACTTCATTGACAACCTTGCCCGCTCCATCCGCCATGTGGGCTGCGTCCTGATTGACCTCATTCCGAAGGTCTACAGCGGCCAGCGCATTGTTCGCATCATCGGCCAGGATGACACCGAAGAGGTCGCCAAGATCGGCCAGCAGGAAGAGGGCGAAGCGCCTGAGCAGGAAGGCATGATCGAGGGTGCCGAGCGCATCTATGACTTGGGTGTAGGCCGCTATGACGTTGCGGTTGATACCGGACCTTCGTTCACCACGCGGCGCGAGGAACAGGCGCAGCAGATGATTGAGTTGATCCGTGGCTATCCGCAGGCGGCACCGCTCATCGGTGACTTGCTGGTGAAGTCTCTTGATTGGCAGAACGCCGAAGAGATTGCCGAACGCCTCAAGAGCATGCTTCCGCAGCAGATCAATGACGGCATTCCCGCTGAAATTCAGCAGCAAATTCAGGAAGGCCAGCAGCGGTTGCAGCAGTTGGAGCAGGAAAACCAGCAGCTCAAGCAATCCCAGGGCATGGACATGCAGAAGGCACAGGCTGATGCTCAAAAGGCGCAGGCTGACATGCAAATTGCAATACAGCGCATGGAAATTGACCGCCAGAAAATGCAAATTGAGGCTTATCGGGCTGAGACTGAGCGCATGCAGGCCGAACAGGCTTTGATGGCACCGCTTCCGCCTGTGATGCCCCCGATCTAATCAGGAGTTATCCCAATGTCCTTCATTTCGATTGCGGCGGCGAGCTTCACGCGCCCCGCTGACACCACTGCGTATGCTTCCGGCGACCTTGTGGCGAACTCGACCACGGCTGGCAGCGTCATTCCCATGACCTTTGTCATTCGCCCGGAAAACCGTGGCTCGATGATCCGCCGCGCCCGTATCAAGAAGTCGGGTACGTCTGTGACTTCGGCTGCATTCCGGCTGCATATCTACGAGACGGTTGGCATCACCTGTGCGAACGGTGACAACGGCGTGTGGTCCACGAACAATGTCGCCAACTATGTCGGGTCGATTGATATCACCCTGGACAAGGCATTCACGGACGGCGCTCAGGGCGTTGGCGCACCTTCGTCTGGTTCTGAACTGAACTATGACATTGGAAACTGCTTCGGCCTGCTTGAGGCTCGCGGTGCCTATACCCCGGCGAGTGCTGAAGTGTTCACTGTTGAGCTTGAGATGGTACGCAGCTGATGTTCAACAACTTCCCCCTGATGGTCGCCCTTCTTTCAGGGGGCAGTTCTGTCTCGCCCGTTTATCCGGCGAGCCTGTTGATTTCGGCTGACCCCAATGCGTTTGCTATCGACTTCTTGTCGGACACGTATGCAATCAACGTGAACAACGGTGCTGAAAGCCTGATTTACAACGATCAAGTCGGCTTCGCCATTGACATGACAGACAACTCTTACGCGGTGAAATACTGATATGGCTACTATCACTGGCAACGCAACAGAGTTCATCACGTTCTCGCGCACGTCGAATGCAACGCTTACGGACAGCGATGGACTGATCAAGTGGGCACCGCATAACCTCCTGCTGGCGAGTGAGCAGTTTGATAGCGCGAGTTGGACGAAGACCTCCACCACGCCGTCTGCTAATGCTGTTGCTGCGCCTAATGGAACCACGACCGCTGACACGCTTACGGCCTCTGGTGCGAACGGCACAACGCTTCAGTCTTATACGTCTCTCGGCGTCTCATATACCTTTGGCATTTGGCTCAAGCGTAAGACCGGAACGGGCAACATCCAGATAGCGGCTGACAGCGGCACCTATACAACGGTGACGATTACCTCTGACTGGGCTTTATACACTGTGACGCAGACGCCTGCGGCTGGAACTATTTCGGCAGGCATCCGCATCGTCACATCTGCTGACGCTGTTGAGGCATGGGGCGCACACCTCTACCGCAGCGACCTCGGCGGCATGAAGGCGAACACCTCTGCGTACCCGATGTACAACCCGACTACGCCGAAGAATTTGCTGGGGTTCTCGGAAGACTTCAGCAATGCGGCTTGGGGGAAAAGTAACATCAAAGCATTTGGCTCTGGGTCAATATCAAATGCCATTCTTGCGCCAAATGAATTGCAAACCGCTGACTTTTTAGTTCCTGAAACTTCAAATTCGACGCATCGCGTTCAATGTATCGTGTCTTTGCCTACCTCTACACCTGTAAAATATTCCCTTTACGCAAAGGCAGGCGGCTACGATAAAATTGGTATTTGGGACTACGCAACAACTGGGGCATATGCCTCATTTCAATTGGCGGGCGCTGGAAACGTTTTAGATTTTGGAATTGGCGCAAGCAATCCAACCATTATAGCTCTTTCTAATGGTTGGTATCGCATTTCATTTAGCAGCACAGGCAGCGCATCTACAGGATTTGCTGTCCAAATTTTATCGCCTTCTTACACGACAAGCAGTGTATCAGTTTCATGGGCTGCAGATGGAATAAGCGGCATCTACCTCTGGGGCGCACAACTCTCCGACAGCGCGTCCCTCGACACCTACGTGCCGAACTACGGAGCCGCACCGACTGCCGCTGCGTATTACGGGCCGCGACTGGACTACGATCCGGTGACGCTGGCGGCTAAGGGGCTGCTGGTGGAGGAGCAGAGGGTAAACCGTATCCGCTACTCACGCACTCTGCAAACAACTAGCAGCTATTGGGGTAATTTGGCTTCAGGCACAGCGAACACAATCACTATCGACAACGCTACGGGACCGGATGGCCTTTCGACATCTGCTTCTTTGATTACCTTCAACACGGCAGTGACGGGAGCAGGGACGTATAGTGTCTGGCGTCATACTCTCTCAACTACTGCCAATGGTACGTACACCTTCAGCGTTTGGCTAAAGGCTGGGACCACTAGCAGTGTGTATCTTCGCTTTAGTGACGGCGGTGGAAATCGCGCCAACACGCTCTGCACACTGACTTCATCGTGGCAGCGGTTTACCGTTACTGGAGCAACTGTGGCGTCTATCACGACTATTGGCTGCGACATTGGTGCAGATGGCAACGCTGGTGGACAGACGCTGACCGCTGGCACTGTGTACGCCTACGGAGCGCAGCTTGAACTGGGCGACTTTGCGACCAGCTACATCCCGAATGGTGATGCCATTGCTGGAGCCACCCGCAATGCTGATGTTGCCAGCGTAAGCACGCAAGCGTTCCCGTATAGTGCGAGCGAAAGTACGATTGTTGCTTCCGCTTCCCCCATAGGACCGGGAGGGGCAGCGGCTGGCAGTGCTGTGTTTTCGTTAAAGGGCGCAAGTGGCAATGGGCTTCTTTTGTATCAGCCTGCAACTACATACTCGTTGGTGGCATATGTTGATGCATCAAACGTCGCTCTCGGCACATCGAGCCTTGGCGCAATCGAAAAACTCGCAATTGCCTATAACGGGGTTTCAAACGGCGCTGTCAGAAACGGAGGTGCTGTATCGAGTGTTGGAACAACTGTTGCCGCAGTTGCTAGCTCATTTGATTTTGGCAATATTCAAGCCAGCTATGTGTTCAACGGCCACATCCGCCAGATCACCTACCTCCCGCGCCGCATCAGCAACACCGAACTCCAGACGAGGACCGTATAATGAGCATCGAAATCTTCGCATGGTGTTCGACCCGCGAACTGTTCGTCACGGGCATGACCACGACAGCACTGCCTGACGGCTCTATGCTGGCAACGCTCGACGAGAACGGCAACCTGATCCCGCATCAGGGCGTCATCATCGACGAGATTGGCCCGATTACGAAGACGCCTGCAACGGAGGATACTCCTGCCGTTGTCATCGCGGGCCATCACGTTAACCTTCTCGCCATCGACCCCATCGTGGCACTACTGATGCAGGGACCGCCCGATGCAGAGGGCAACCCGACAGTGCTTCCGCAGTACGACGAAGACGGCAAGCTGCTGGGCGTGTTCGAGAGGACCAACATCCTGTCCCTCATTCCCGACCTAGTGTGGACGCCGATCCCCGGCCCCAGTGTTCCGGGTGGGTATGAAGGGCCGAACGGGGTGTGCCTCTTTGATCCGGCTGTCGTTCATAATCGCGCGAGGGTGTGGCTGTAACCATTATCAATCTGCCTGAATAGGCAACCCTATTCGGGGAATAACCCCCGAATGCCCCGCTGTGAAGCGGTGCTGTCCCTGTGAGCAAGCGAAAGCACTCCCGATGGAAAATGATGACACGACTAATCTGATTGCCGAAGCACCTGAAGCGGAGGCAGCGGAAGTCGATAAAAACGAGGCTCTTGCCGACGAGTTTGCAGACGAAGCAGACACGGACGGTGAGGGCCTCGAAGATGACGAGGAACTCGACATTGACGGCGACCCGATAAGGGTTCCCAAGACCCTTGCCGAGAAGCTCAAGGCCCGCATGATGATGCAGGCCGACTACACCCAGAAGACGCAGGCCCTAGCCGAGCAGCGCAAAGCCCTAGAGGTGGAACGCCAAGCAACGCAGTGGGAAGCAGAAACGAAGCAGCAGCTTTTCCAAGAGGAAGCGCAGTTGCTCACCGTTCGCCAGCGTCTCGAACAGTTCCAGGGCGTTAATTGGGCCGCACTGGCACAGCAGGACATGCAGCAGCATGCTGTCATGCAGGCTGAATACACGCAGTTGAAAGACTTCCACGACCGTCTTTCCGGCCACGTTGAGGGCCGCAGAAGCGAACTGAATGCCAAGGTAGAACACGAACGTGCAATCTCCATTGAGCGGGCAGTCCAGCATCTCAACAGTCCCAAGCCTGACATTGGCTGGGATGGCAAATTTGACGCCGACAAGCGAGCAAATCTGACCAAGTTTGGCATGGAGTTG